TTTATCGTTGTCACCAAAGGTTACGTCGCCAGTAGTGCTAATAGACGTGAACGATCCTGAGCCAGCCACAAGGCTGTCAATGTTGGCTACGCCGTCAATAAAGAGATCATTCCACTCTGCGCCGACTGCGCCTAAGTTATAGGTGTCGTCAGCAGAAGGAAGAAGGTTAGAAGCAATGTCTGCCGTAACGGTAACAGTGTCTGTGGCGGCGTTGCCTAGAACTGTATTGCCGTTGACAGTAAGCCCGTCAATAGTAACGGTGCCTGTGAATGTTGGGTTGTTTGCGTCTGACTTAGAGTTTACCGCCGTTGCGATATTATCAAACTCTGTTTCAAACTCTGTACCACGAATAATCTTACCTGAGTCACCAGATGGCAAGGAATCCTTCGCGGCAAAGTCGGTTGTCTTTGTATAATTGGTCATGGCTAAGTTTCCTCTTGCCTAATCTAAAACCAGAAAAAGAAAAGGGGCCATTGCTGACCCCGAAGGTTTATTAGGCAGGGACTGCCATGATGAAACCAGCTTCTGGACGGTATGCTTGAACGCCGTAGAGACAGTCAGCAGTGTACAGTGTTGAGAGGTACTCCTGCTTGTACTGAGTCTGTGAACGTACAGACAGTTGCTCTGCAAGAACTACAGCGTCCTTGTGGAACAACAAAGCAGCGCGCTTACCTGAAGCGATAGTTGCACAGTTGTTTGAGACATATACGTCTACACCGTACAAGTTACCGATAAGGCCAGACTGAACTACTTGACCACCAACAAAGTCGGTAGACACGTAACGCTCAATACCCATGATAGAGTTACGAGTAGAAGGAGGAATAACAAGACAACGATCTTCCATAGGTACGTTGTTGTCGTCCATCTTCTGAATCATGTCACGGAAGAAGCCGTCATCGAACGCAGTGTTAGCTGGAAGAGACTGTCCTGTGAACGCAGTAGTAGTGCCATTGTTGTTAAAGAAGGCAGCACTGTTCTGATAGCTAGAAGCTACTGGAGAAAGAGTCATCGTTCCATCACCAAAGCCTGTGGCTACAGCGTGAAGGTCAGTATCAATCTTAGTAGCAAGAGCATAACCAGCATCTTCAGTATAGAACTGACGGAGGCTGTTAAGTGCTTGTACTTCTACAATGTCTTCAATCAGACGTGAATACTCGAAGTGACGGTTAACGTCAATTGCAAGTTCACTTTCAGTGTTAGCAATAATGTTAACAGCAGCGTTCTCAGCCTTTACACTTGCATCAGCACGAGTAGGCTTAGGAATGTGGAGCTTGTCGCCCTTCTTGCCTGTCATTGAAAGCTTCTTTACAAGAGGAACCATCTTGAGGTTCTTCTGGTATGCGGCAATGATTTCATCACTCCAGATTTCTGGAATGAAAGTTGCTGCTTCGGTTTTGCCAGTAATACCCGTGGCGCCGGGATATGGTACAGTAGCCATGTTAATCTCCTAGATTATTTTACACGACCCTCTGAGTATGCTTGTAGAATCTCCTCTGACAAAGCTTGGTATCTCTCTGGGTCTGTTCTCATTAGTTTAATAATGTCGGCCCTGCGATATACTTTTTTACGGGTTGTTTCTGCACTGCCTCGTGCGTTACCTGTATTAGCTGCCTTTATCTGTTGCTTACGTGCCTGTTTTTCAACCTTGGCAGTTTGCTCTGTTACAACTTTCCGTTCTTTCCAGAGTGAGAAAAGTTCATCAGCAGAATCAGCATCATACTGCTGGTCAGCGGCTACAAATAACTGAGTCCTAATTTTAGAAGCTTTGATCCATTCTGCAAACTTGGGATCACCAAGAATGTCTTGCATATCTGGATGCTTATTACTAAGCTCCGCAAGAGCAGACTGTTTCTTATAGTTAGAAGAATATGCCTCGGCTTCTTTAATCTTAGGATGATTCTCAATAGCACGATTAACTGCGCTTTGAGGGTCCGTAAAATAGTCAATATCGTCTTCAGGCTCAACAGTTTGTGGTTGAGGTGCTGATTGTTGTGTCTGCGTAGAAATATAATCATCTACGACTTTACGAAGTTCTCCTACCTCACCTGACTGACGACCTAAAAGCTTTTCAGCTTCTTGGTGCATCTGTACAACTTCTTCCAAAGACTTGCCTTGGTATTTATTAGGTAGTGTAGCTTCTTCTTGAGGTTGCTCAACTTCTACTTCTTGTTGAATCTCGTTAACTTCGTTAGTTTCGATCTCGTCCACGTTGTCCTCTTCAGGCTGTGGATCAATCATCATTGCTCTAGACATTATTAAACTCCGTGATTATAATCATTATGGAGATGTTTATTTACTACCTGCTTTTTCGTGTTCCCTAACCCATTTTATGTGCGCTCCGGGGAATGAACCATCGGAACCATTAAGGTGGAAAGACGGGGCAGATACCATTTTTGTAGCGTTAGCGCCACAACCGCACCTACTGGTTGTAGTACCTGACGTTACAAATTCTTCAAAGACATGTCCGTTAGTACAACGGAAGTCATATATTTTATACATCTACAGGATCTTCGTCTTCAGCTTCTGCTTGATCGCGTGCAGCCTCGATAGTTCCTTGTAGGTTGATAACAGTAGCAAAAGCAGCAACTTGACCTTTGCGGAAATGTAAGTCTTCCAGATCTTTAACTGTTTGAATATCTGCTAACTGTTGTGCGTTTGTAGAAAGCTCGTTAACGAGTTGTTTGAAACCTTCATGATTAAACAATTCATTGTAATTGTTAAAGTATGTTTCAAGCTCGGGTGTCATAGTTTCCTCTAAAGTTTACTGTATAGTAATATTATACCATACATTTTGTTAAATGTCAAGCTTTTTTTGTAGTCTATCGTCTACGGCCTGATGCTGTTACTGCGTGTTTAATTTTAGCTGGTCCTGTCTTACGTTTTGCAGAAGACTTTTTCTCAGCCTCAGTCATTTTAGCTACGACTGCCTTAGGTCTACAAGAGGGGTACGGACGCGTGGTTTTCTTAGGACCTACTTTTTTTGTAGATTTACGTCCACACTTTTTACCCGTCTTAACGTCTACCCATTCTTCATCAAACCATTTGGTTAAACCTTTCTTTGGTCGTGTAGCGCCTCCTGTAGAAACTTTTTTAGGCATAAGTACCACCGCGTTTCTTGTACTCACGAGTCAACCATGCCGAAGCATACGCAGAAGGCCATACATCAAACTTACGTTTAGCCTCTGCTTTGACTCTAGAATACAAAGCCTTGTTTTTAGGAGTAGGTCCAGACTTCTTAGGTTTTGCTTTAGCTTTGGCCATGTTACTTACTCTTTGGCTTCTTTACTTTTTTCTTTTTACCGCCATACGCATTTCCGTATCCCATGTTCCTCTCCTTACTTTTTACCTTTGTGGACTTTCTGAACTTCAAAGTTAGCTGCCTTAGAAGCTCCTCTGTGTGGTTTGTAACCATCTGCCGGGTCTTTCATCAGCTTATAGTTGCTGCCGCTTTTCATCCAATGATGACCTTTGGGTGCATTAACTTTCATACAATCACCATTTTTTACACGACCAATATCGTGCCGTTAGTTTACTAGGTGGGTTTGTGTCACACTTATGACGCGCTCTGAACGACTTACGACGTGCAGGTTGGTCCTTCTTAATACTCATGTTTTGATCGCCAAAACGTATAGTCTTAACGGTGTCACCTTCCTTGGCAACGACTACAAACTTTTTAGTCTTGTGGCTAGGCGTCCGCTTTGGCTTGTTGTACCTGCTTACTCCTGCTCGTGCTAGTCTTGGGTCCGCTTTTTTGTTTGGCATTTAAAGCCTCCAATTGTTCTTTAAGTTCTTGTATCTCTACCTTTAAAGGCTCTAACATTGTTTCTACTCGTGAAAAAAGTAGTTGTACTTCTTGTTGCGTTAGCATGTTTTATCCTAGCTGTAGTATGGATACCATTCATTAAACTTCTTAACGTATATAAATGTTCTTGAAGTGTCCTGAGTATTCATTGTTATTGTAACACTGCCGTACTGGTCTATATTGTATTGCTCTTCATTAAAGAAAGCGCCAGAGGAAGACAGATTTATATTACCAATAATTTTAATTGTGCTATTGTCTTTTAGCTTTACTAATACTGTTTCTCTGTCTTTAGGCGTAGTGTTTAAAATAATTGTTATGTTGTCTCTGCAATTAAGTATTTCCGTACCTTTTGTTACGTGAGGTCCAGAAGTGTATTGCGAAGCGTCTACGTTGTATTCTGAAACATTATAGAAAGAAGGCTCACCTGATACTAAGATCGGGTCTGCACTCATTAAGTCTGCTCTGGAATAAGGTATGTAGCTCATTAGATTGCCAACCACTCATTAAATTCTTGAATGTATATTAAATGGAAGGTTGTATTTTTATGATCTACTACTAAACTGGCATAACCAAACTCACCCGTTATGTATTCAGCAATATCGTAATAGTCTGGGTTAACAATATTTATTAGCCCTACAATGTCCACTTGCTCTTCTGTATTGACATTTACTAAAACTGTTTCTCTGTCTTGCGGATACTCTCGTAGATTAATTACACATCCGTTATTAACCTTAAGAATCTCAGAGCCACCGGTTGTATGGTCAGTAGTGACAATCTTAGCTCTAGCATTCTTTAGGTCTGCTCGACTAGCCAAACTACCCAT